CCTGAAATCCTACACATGACGTATTTGCTTGCATGGAAACGTGCATTGAGTATTCGTGCAAAAATGTCTGAATTGGATTTCCCGGTGACCCAGGGCGATTCGACTTCCCGGTTAAGTACGGGTATCGCATTGGAGAGGTCGAAACGCCGAACATTGATTGGACTGCTCCCGACATTGTGCTTAAACAATTTTAAAAGATTAACTTTAATGACTGTCGTCCTATTCGTGCTAGTCTGGGTTGTCATGTTAGTGGGGCAAGTAATCCGCAACCGGACAATCGATTCCTGGCTAACCTTACTTCCGCCGTCTGGGGTAGGGTTGGTCGGAAATTCGACGAACCACTCGAGCCGACTTTAAGTCGGCTCTCTAGGTTTGTGGATAAGTGGCTTGAGCGGAACTTGACGCCACTTAATCCAGCAACCACAGACCTGAGCTTTGAAAATTGGCTGGATAATACAAAATATTCGGAAGGTAGGAAAAATCAATTGCGTTGTGTTCATGAACGCATGAATGGTCTTCCCAAGGGCTCAAGGGCCAAAGTGAAGGCTTTTATTAAGAGAGAATCATATCTACCTATAAAAATCCAAGGGGTATCTATTCGCGGGATGATTGCTTTAAAGTTTACTGTGGTCCCATATTCCGTGCGATTGAAAAGGCTGTTTTTGCAAACGATAAATTTATTAAGGCTGTCCCTGTCATTGACCGTGCTAAGTTCTTGAAGGATAGGTTTGGACTCCGTAACGGTGTGGTTTATGGAATGGGCGGGCCCTACGAAGCGCGTGTGTTGTCTACGGACTACACCGGCTACGAGGCTAGCTTCATTGCTAAGATCATGCACGCTATTGAGTTTAGGCTCTACCGTTATATGACCCAATTGTTGAATGGTCATAAAGAATTCATGGATATTTTGGCGAATGTTATAGCTGGTGAGAATTTTATTAATTTTAGAGACTGGATAAACGTGACGTTTTTTGCGAAACGTATGTCTGGTGAGATGAACACTAGTTTAGGTAACGGCTTTACTAATTTAATGGTCTATTTGTTTTTGTGTGAGGAAAACGATTGTAAAAATGTTGATTGTGTTGTTGAAGGTGATGATTTGGTGGGTGTTTATGATGGTCCTGTATTTACTCCTAAAATGTATTCAGATTTGGGATTTAACATTAAGTTGGAATACCACACTTCGGTGAATCTGGCTTCGTTTTGTGGGCAAGTGTTTGACTATGAATCACTAACCGTTATTGCTGACCCGCTAAAGATCTTATTGAACTTTGGTTGGGCCGATCAACCATACTGCAACAGTGGGGAAAAGAAACGGCGAGAGTTATT